CATCCTACTTTTCGTAGAGAAGGACAAAATCTATCCTGCGACATACGCATAGATGCCTTTGAAGCTATACTTGGTACTTCAAAGCGTATTACAACCATAGATAACAAGGAATTTGAAATAGATATACCTGCTGGCACTCAACCAATGACTATATTAAACATGACAGGCTATGGCGTACCTCATAAGCAAAATGCCAAGCGAGGTAATTTATATATTAGGGTCATTGTAGAAATTCCAAAAACTTTAAATCAAACTCACAAGGAAAATATAGATGCAATTAGAGCTAAAGTTAGTAACTGAACCCCACGAACTGTTACATAGGGCAGTACAGCCTTTTGATTTTAACGAATACGATATTGATGATGTTGAACGTCAAATGGTAGATATTATGATTAGAAATCATGGTATTGGTCTGGCTGCGAACCAAGTTGGTCTAGATGCAGCAGTATTTGTATGGGGTTCATATAATATAAAAGAATTCCCTAACCCACATCCTATTGTAAATCCTAGAATAATAGAAGTCAGTGATACCAAAATCTTAGATCGCGAAGGTTGTCTAAGCTTTCCCAATCTTTGGTTAAATGTAGTTCGGCCAGAATGGATTATTGTTGAATATCAAAATAGGAAAGCAGAATTAGAACGCATCAAAGTGGATGGATATCTAGCCAAATGCTTCCAGCATGAGTTTGACCATTTACGCGGAATATGCTATACTGACAGAGTAGGAAAAGCTAAACTAAATTTAGCACTAAGAAAACAAAGGAACTTAAATGGTAGAACCCAGCAACGAACTCCAGCTAGTGTTTGATAAAGCAGTAGACGTAGCCAAAAAACTAAATCACGAATACATTACTCTCGAGCATTTGACTTTTGCCATGCTCTGCGAAGAAAGTTTTGTAAAAATACTAACAGGGTATGGAGCTGACCCAGAATATATTAAAAAGAATCTAGAACACTATCTCAAAAATAGCTGCGATTCTATTAAGGTTGAAGAACCTGTAGCCAAACCTAAGAAGACACAGACTGTAGAACGTGTGCTAAACAGATCGTTCACACAGGTGCTGTTTAGTGGCAGGCCTAAAATTGAACTTACAGATGTTTTCCTGAGTATGATGAGCGAGCGTAAGTCTTATGCTTATTTCTACGTTCAAAAGGCAGGCATCGACAAGGCCAAGTTTGTAGAATATATTAGTTCAGAAATCGAAGTTGATGAAGAACAAGAATCAAACGATAGTATGGCAGAACGTGCTCTACGAGCATTTACTACAAACCTAAACGAAGAAGTTAAAAAGAGCAAGGTTGATCCTGTTATTGGCCGGGAAGATGAGCTAGATCAAATCGCATTAGCACTGGGCCGTAGAAACAAGAGTAATGTGTTACTAGTGGGCGAACCTGGCGTTGGTAAAACTGCTATTGCAGAAGGATTGGCCTATAACATTATTAATGGCAATGTTCCAGAATTTCTAAAAGAGTACAAGGTCTATAACTTAGATATTAGTTCTATGTTGGCAGGCAGCAAGTACCGTGGAGATTTCGAAGAACGCTTTAAGGCAGTACTTAAAGGTCTGCAGAAAAAAGGCAAAACTATCCTGTTTATTGACGAAGCTCACATGATCAGTGGTGCAGGTGCTGCTAACAACAGCAGTAACGACCTTGCTAACATGATGAAGCCTGCATTAAGCAAAGGTACAATTAAGGTAGTTGCCAGTACAACCTGGGAAGAATATCGTAAGCACTTTGAAAAAGATCGTGCTTTAATGCGTAGATTCCAACGTGTAACTATTGAAGAACCTACGCCAGATATGGCTATTGATATTCTACGCGGTATTAAAAAGTACTATGAAGAATTCCATAATGTTGTAATTGAAGATGAAGCTATTACAGCCGCAGTAAAATTATCTGTAAAATATCAAACAGATAAAAAACTGCCTGATAAAGCAATTGACCTGATTGACTGTGCTTGCTCAAGATTTAAACTTGTAGCATCAGATAACCGTACAGTTACAGAAGAAAAGATTCAATTTGAGCTTAGTAAAGCTACTAGTATCCCACAGGCCACTGTGCAACAAACTGAAAGCGATAACCTTGCTCACTTAGAGAAAAACCTCAAGGGCCAGGTCTACGGACAAGATGATGCTATTGCACAAATTGTAGATAAGATCTTAGTAGCTCAGGCCGGTCTAAAACCAGAGAACAAACCAATTGGTTCTTTTGTGTTTATGGGGCCAACTGGTTGTGGTAAAACTGAAACAGCTAAACAAATCAGCAAACAACTAAGTATTCCTTTGGTCAGATTTGACATGAGTGAATACCAAGAAAAACATTCAGTGTCTAAACTAATCGGCAGTCCTCCCGGCTACGTTGGCTTTGAAGAGAATGCCGGACTGTTAATCACTAAAATCCAAGAGCATCCGCACTGTGTTCTATTGCTGGACGAAATTGAAAAGAGTCATCCAGATGTCAGCACCATCTTATTACAGATTATGGATAATGGCTTTGTAACAGGCTCAAATGGAAAACAGGCCGACTGCAGAAACGTTATTCTAATTATGACCACAAACTTGGGTGCAGAAGCCAGCGATAAAAATGCTATAGGCTTTGGTAGTCAAGAAAAAGAGCAAGACGATAAAGAACTTAAAAAGTTCTTTGCTCCGGAATTCCGCAACCGTTTAGATGGTGTAATTACCTTTAGCAGACTTGATTCTGTCACTATGATTAAGATTGTAGGCAAGTTCTTAGTGGATCTTAAGACACAGGTCAGTGACAAGAACATTTCTATTGACATTAGCGACGAGGCTATTGATGAGTTAGTAAAACAAGGTTTCGATCGTAAGATGGGAGCTAGACCTTTACAGCGTGTAATTGACAAGCAGATTAGGTCGCCGCTAAGTAGGGAAATCTTGTTCGGCAGCTTAAAAAGAGGCGGGCATGTACACATTGACATTGTAGACAGTAAAATTACCGTAAATTGCAAACAACATGAATATCATACAGAAACAGAACAATAAACTATTTTATAAAAAATACGCTTATCGATTCACTGTTGTGCTAACAAATGCCGCATATGCTTGTAAAAATATTCTGCATTATCTGCGTTATGATGATCGCTACCATAAGGTAAAAAAAGACCTTGTTGATAGATTTACAGAGCTACACCATATCTGTAAGGATAAAGACATTATTGTAAGAGTAGAGTCCTCAAGACTCAGCATTTACACTAGCGACAGGGAACTGCTAGATACTCTTTGCAAAATGTATTGGTGGCATTACGAAGTGGAAACAAGCACCCCTAAAAACCAACAGTATACGGAGTATTTGCTTGCAAACAAAGATGTAATCTTAAGCCCAGATATGGATGGCTTTAAGGCTACTATAGGCCCTGTACCATATAACGAAGTAGTGCGGTTAAAAAGCTGGGCCGATAGCCAGCCATTTATTTTAGCTAGATCAATACAATATAAGGCTGAAGGTTATATAATCTTTTCCGACGAAAAATATCTTACAATGTTAATTTTAAATGGTAATATTAAGATTCGTAAGATTGAAAAAATTGTAAAAGAAGACAACATAGCCTAAACTGCGGCAAGTGCTGTATCTAATAAATACAGTACTATGCCCAATTTAGCTCAAATACTAATTAGTGATCAAACTCACGCACTAGCGAATAATGACGTAGAAACCTATACCTCTGATAAAATAAAGGGGGACGGGTACTATGGACGCACTGATGGACTCCATACCGCCGTATGGCAGCTCACTGACTTTGTAGGTACAATTACCATACAAGGGACGCTAACCACAGATCCTACTACCAATGACTGGGTAGATATACGTCTAGGTTCTAACAATTCAAGTTCGGTAGACACTACTGGACTGGTAAGTACAGGGTCTGTTAGCTCTATTACCTATTCAACTGCTACAACCACTACAGCAGCTTTTAATTTCACTGGTAATTTTGTATGGCTTAGAGCAACAATAACTAACTGGACCGCAGGATCAGTTAACTCAATTAAAGTCAATTTGTGATAGGTGGCCTATGTCTAAACAAACAATTATTACAGGTTCCGGTGAACTAGCAGGTGATGGCGAGAGCATACGTAGTGCATTTACTAAAGTTAATGACAACTTTGATGAATTGTATTCTGCACTAGGTTTAGATACACCGCCACTTAACTTAGGTGCTTTTGAATTTTCAGGCAGCACAATTTCAACTACAGACAGTAGTCTAATTACAATAGATCAAGCTACTACGATTTCAAGTGATCTTAGCGTTGGCGGCGATGTACTTCCAAATAGAGATTTAGGCGGCAATTTAGGTAGCCCTTCTCAACAATGGAAAAGTCTATACGTAAGCGATCAGACAATTTTCCTTAACAATATTCCATTAGGTATTAATGACAACAACGTTTTAACTATAGACGGAAAAGAAGTAGTTGTTTCTGGTACAGACACATTGTTCTACAATCTTAACGGTACAGAAATGACTAATGCAGACCTATCACACGGGGCTACTGCAAGAGTCACAGTACCTGCTAATGGTGATAGTGTAATACCGGTTATAGTGCAGAACAATTACGGTGATGTAATAATTTCTGTAGGAACAGATCCAGGAAATACACATATATTTACTTTTGACAGAAATGGATATATTGTATTACCACCAGAGGGTGATATAAAAGACAGTGATGGTAATTCACTTTTGGGCAGTTACGAAATAGATGGAGGTAACGCCTTTACAAATTACACAGCCGAAATAACAGTCGACGGAGGCGGAGCATAAAATGGCAAAAATTAAATTACGTAGAGATACAGCAGCCAACTGGACATCAGCTAATCCAGTATTAGCCCTAGGGGAACCAGGCTACGACACTACTAACAATAAACTAAAGATTGGTAATGGTACCACTGCCTGGAACAGTCTAAGTTATCTAACTGATGAGTCAGGTGGTGGTCCGGGTCTAGGAAATTTTACCATCGATGGTAGCATACTGGAAGCAGACGAAGCAACTATCAAAACCAACGACGGCGACCTAAATATTGATTCAGACAGTGATGTATTTGTTCGATCGTCGGGCGGCGACAAAGAATGGCAATTTGGCACAGATGGTGTAATAACATTACCAAATGGCATGATCATAGAAAGTTATGGTACATCAGGTTCAAATGCAACGGTTACAATTGGCGGTGATAATACTCAGATCATGCTTGACAATGACGGAGCACCTCCAGGATTTTCTGTTACAACCAACGCAACAGGCACGGCTCACACTTGGCGTTTTGGCCCAGATGGTGAACTAACATTGCCTGAAGGTGGTGACATCAAAGACAGCAACGGTGATTCAGTGCTAGGCGGTGGCGGAGGTGGCGAACCTACTATCTCTAACACCTTAAAAGGATTCATCAACCTCGTAGGAGATCGTCCCAACGATAGCGACGATGCTTGGTTTGAAAGCGTGGTAGTGCGTGGCAACTATGCGTATGTCTTAGGCAGTGATTACTATATCAACAACAGCAACGATCGTGCCAAAGTCTATAAGTTCGATGTGCGTACAGGTGAGCAGGTATGGGTCAAACAGATCACTGCAGGTCGAGGATCGCTATTCAACTTGACTATTGGGTCAGGTGTGATTACTATAAACAGCGTGGATGCACTGGGCGTTGGCTATAAAGCGGGTGAAGAGATTTTATTTAGGGGTGATCAGATTGGTGGCGGTTGGAACAACAATTTTATTATTATCGTAGATACAGTCGATGTGTCGGGAGGTATCCTCACCGCCAGTGTGAAGCCAGGCTACGATGTTGGCATCCTTACATATAACTCAACTATTTCATCATTTTACGATGACATTACAGGGGATGTCTGTGCTATTGCCTATGATGATTATAACGATAAAGTCATAGTTACTACAGAATATCAAACTGGTCGAGGCGACGCAGAGGACAATTTCTGGACCTGGGCCAATGTCTATGTCGTAGATCCCGAGACAGGGGTGATAGATCAAACTGTCACACTCAGTGATGAAGGTGACATATATCCCAACAGCATTGCCACACTTGAGGTTCAGGGCGGTGTAGCCATAGTTGGCGAGAAGTTCAATGAGTATCGCGAGTTTGGCCTACTGTCAATACTTAATGGACAAGACGGATATTTTTACACATTAAAGGCAGACATAGATCCAGAACACTATCCAGGTAGTCCTTATGATAACTATTACGACTTTTGGGTCAGTGGTACAGGCATTACTGGACAAAATAACGTCGACGGAGTTAATCAATACGACAGTCTCGCAACCACAGTACGTCAAGGCAGCGGAGCGGAATTCCAAGTTGTTTCAGCAGGAGACGGCATTAACTATGCCAGTGCTTTAGCATTGTTAGGCACAAAGGGCACAAATTATCTGGTAGGCCATAAGATTAAAATATTAGGTACTGCCTTAGGCGGTGCTACACCTGCCAATGATGCTATCATTACTGTAACAGCAATAGGCACAGGTGGTTCAATTGAAGCGGCATCTATCGCCGGAACTGGCGGTGATGTAGGTGGCGGCACTTATAATAATGTCACAGGCACTAACTACGAAACTGGTAGTGGGGCACAAATTTCCGTTAATATCAATCCAGCGAATGGCAGTTTCAGTTTCAACGGGATTAACAATTCTGGATCTAACTATGTAGCAGGCGATGTTCTAACCATTGCTGGCAGTTTGTTTGGCGGTGGCACAAGTCCTGCCAACGATGCTACATTAATTGTGAACTCAGTTGATGGTAGCGGTGGAATAGATGCTATTACTGGAGGCACAGTATCGGGAACTGGTCCAACAACTGTATTAAAAATCCGTGTAGATGGTGTTGACTTTAGTGCTCCAGGCGGCTCTTGGTCTATGCGTCAGAACTTGGGTGGCGAAGCATTTGTATGGACACCTGCCTGGACCAATGCCATTGGCGGACCTAGCGGAGATAGATTCTACGATGTTACCTGGAGTGCGGACGGCACAGCCTTGTACGCAGTAGGTCGTGGACGTTACGAAACTAACTACGATCAAGCATTGGTAGTTAAATTTGATGCTACAAATGGTTCTATAGTTTGGAGCAAGGACATCAAGTTCACTGAAGCCACAACTGTTAATAGACAGGCCCGTGCTGTATGTCTTGTACCCAACAGCACAGACATCATGGTAGGCGGTGAATGGTCAGGCGGTGAAAGCAGTGAAATGATCCTCACAAGGATCACAGCGGCAGGTACAGCAGTATGGCAAAAGACCTACGCAATAGAAGCACAAGGAAACCCTCAATGGGTAGATCCAGAAATGAGTCTCAAAGCCGCAGGTGATAATATTGTTGTAAGTTTTGAACAAGGCACCAACGGCGATAGTTCTGGTCTGGCCTATATGGTCATCAATCCAAACAATGGTACGGTAATTCGTCATAGGGTATTCAGTTCAGATAGTGCTGGTAACAGAGTATATTACAACACACCTACGGCCAATATCAGTGACATTTATTCAGATGCCACTGGCGATTATGTTGTCATGGCAGGCTATACCTATGTGCCCACAGACAACTACTACAACTCTCTGCTAATGAAATTACCGTTAGATGGTTTAGTTAATATTGATGCAGATGAAAGATGGAGTATTGGTGAGCACATCATGAATCGTCACACAGTCAACGTGACCACCGTGACTCCAGCGTTTGAATCATTTACAGCAGATCAGCACATTGATACCATTACCAATACTGTCGATGCTCGCAATTATGTGACCAGAGCACCGGACGGAGAACTCAAGGTATGGACACAGACTATCACTAATGATGCCGCAGGCTATTTAGAGTTTGGCGATGGATCAAAACAGAGTTTTGCCACAAATGTTATCCCACAGATTAACGCACAGCGTGACTACTGGTTGACCACACAGGACTCTGGCAAACACATATTCTTTGAACACGAATATGGTACTGTGTACATACCTCACAGTTCTGTCAGATACTTCCCAGTGGGCTTTACATTTACCATAGTCAATACCACTGGCACTGATTGTTACCTAAGAAGTCAAAATGGAATGTGGACAAGAGCCATATTCAAACTGGCAGGACGCAATATCACTACAGTCGATATAGGTATTCCGGACAGCGGTTCGGGATCAATGATCACAGTGATGAAGATCAAAGACGGCTACGATATGATCAACAGTGACAACGATAATTCTTATCCAGACATATGGATGGTCAGCGGCCCTAGCGACATCTACGACAACGATTAAGGAACTGCCATGAGCATCCAACAAGCATTTATAGGCACTAACTTAACCATATCAGCAGGCGGTGGCGGCGGCGGAGGTGTGAGCCCGGACGGTACATTCTTTTGGGAAGGATCACCACTGACCTGGGGCACCGCAGGCATAGCACCTAACAAACCCACGTACAATGCTTCCTACAGTTTTCCAGACGGTGTAACCACTGGTCAGATGTGGGATTTCAACGGCTCTGACAATTTGATGAC